GCAAGCAGCATATTAATCTCCTCTGCCACGGCTTCAGTATCAGGAACGGTCAGCCCTGTCAGTGAAAATAGTGTTTCGCCTTCAGCACGTAATTTATTCAGCCTGAATATTTCAATAATACGGGCTACACAGGCGGCGTCGCTGTTTGTGTCCTTAAAAGGGATAACTTTGTAATTGTTAATAATAAAAACGTTTTTACTTTTCAAAGGATACAAGTGTAGGCTTTCGCCCCTTTGTAATAAAAGGTTATTCATTTTTCGTCTCAGTTTTTTGGTTTGAATGGATTAGCTTTTAATTACTTCATTCAGTAACAGTGGAATGGCTATCTCGCCATGCATAATAATCACCAGCTCGCCAGCGCGACATACGTCCTAACTTAATCGGTTTTGGAAATCTCCCTAATGAAATTAATTTGTAAATCCACTTATCTGTGAATAAGCAATCTGACGTAATAAACTTCATATCAATCAATGCATCTGAATTAGGTCTTTCATATCTCACAAATGAATTGGTATTCAACATATCCCCCACGCTGTTCATCAAATGTCGTCAACATGGGTAATCTAATAGGAACAACAAAGAAAATTAAGGGTGAGTAATGGAAAATGAACCAGAATTCTATTACTCACCACTTTTGTTAAAGTAATGTTAAATTACACGCTAAATTTAAGCGCTTTTCGCAATAATTTAATAATTTCTTCTTGCGATAAAGGTTCGTCACCATCCTTCCAAAACTGATGCCTTCTTTCCCAAAGAAGTTCTCCCCACTTTGTGGCATTTTTAGAGCATATATCTGGAGAGTGCTTGTAAAGAGAAATGGCTGCCATTAAAACGGATTCTCTTTTTGATGCGTGACGTTCTTTTTGTGCGAGGCTTTGCGAAGAATAACTATACTGACGTTTTTTTGATGTTAAATTACCATCTAAGTAAATCTCAAAAAACTTATCTACACCTTTTTTATCTATGTAAAGGGGTGGAGCATAAGATACTGTTTTTAGTGAACGGCATCTTATAGGCAACACTTCATTGCTATCACTATAAGGAAATAACTCATTAACTTTGAGTAAAGGAAGAATGTTTTTCCTTAAGCAATTAGCAATGTAATGACCATTTATGTTCCAAAAGCCATTCAGTTCATATACAGTTTTGGCATTAACACCCATTTCATTCCAATAAAGTTCTGGCGTAGCACCACACCAGTTATTGAACTTAATATAATCACTCAATACGCTATCATTTTTATTGTATAACTTAATAGAATTAACCTGCTCATTTAAAACAAGTAATTCCGTAACTATAGAGTCGTTCTCATCTAAATTAATTACTATTGGAATTTCAAATTTTATGCAATCGCGAAGTATATCCGCTGGAGATACATTAATTCGTTTCGCTACATCATTCAAAGGAAAAAAATTATCCATTAAGTATCTCGCTTGAATTTAGAAAGTCTGAATACCATTGCATCATCTCTCTGCGACCATCAAGATATTGTGCATGGTTATATATTCCACGAATTGAATTTTTATCCAGGTGAGCAAGCTGGGTCTCAATCCAGGCGCTATTAAATCCCTTCTCATGCAAAATCGTACTCATCGTATGTCTAAAGCCATGCCCGGTAACCCGGCCAGCGTAACCAATACGCTTGAACACCTGGTTAATACTGGCTTCACTCATGCATTTACTGGGATCGTTACGTCCAGGGAACATCAAGGTATAATTCCCGGTTAGCTCTTTAAGCTTTTGAAGATAAGCGATAGCCTGTTCAGATAGTGGCACAAGATGTGCACGACGCATTTTCATGCGTTCTTTTGGTATTTCCCAAATGGCATTGTCAAAATCAATTTCATTCCATTCAGCTGCACGTAACTCGCCCGTTCTGAGTCCGGTCAGGATAAGTAGATGTGCCCCCAGCACAACAATCGGGCTTCCTGTATAGGCATTAAGGGCGGTAAAAAACTCGGGTAACTCACTGGCCTTAAGGAAAGGATAATGGACGGCTTCATGGCCCTGCATCGCGCTGGCAAGATCCGGTGCAGGATTGTAGATTGCTCGCCCTGTAACGATGGCATAACGGAAAACTTCTCCACATCGCTGGCGGACTTTCTTCGCTTTTTCCATTGCCCCTCTGGCTTCTATGAGCCTTAACACTTCCAGTAGTTCGAGGGGTTTAATATCAGCAATAGGGCAATGACCAATATGAGGAAAGATATCCTTCTCGAATGCCTCAAGGATGTCGGAAGCGTACCCCTCTGACCATTTTGGTGACTTTATCTTGTGCCACTCTAATGCAACCTCTCTAAACGGGTTGATTACCTCAATGGCAGCGGTTAAAGCCTGCTTCTTTGCCTTCTTTACTTCGCCGGGATCGTTACCTGCTGCAAGTAATTTCTTTGCATCGTCGCGCTTTTGCCTGGCATCGGCAAGGCTGACAGCCGGATAAACGCCAAAAGCCAAGCGCTTTTCTTTACCTGCGTAGCGATACTTCATTCGCCAATATCGTGAACCATTGGGTTCTACCTGAAGATACAGGCCGCCGCCATCAGCGAGCTTATAGCTCTTCTCTTTTCCTTTGGCGGCTTCAACCTTACGGGCATTCAGCATCATTGGGGGCACATTTCCTGGACCGAACAGAACATGCCCCTGATTGTGCCCCCAATTGTATGTTGATTTCAAGTGACTGGGGTTGACCTCAAACGACTGAAATCAGCCTAATTGTTATGTTTTTAAAGGATTTTGTTGATATGAGTTGACTTGAGAAAACTAGGGGGTGGTGCCGATAATAGGAGTCGAACCTACGACCTTCGCATTACGAATTATAAGAACTACCATTTGATACAATAACTTACCGCGTCATACCTGCGCTCACATGTCCCATGATGCGAAAACATACAAAGCTATGCAAACCGGTGCAAAGCTTTGTATGTCCCAATTTAGTCCCACATCACAGGGCAGTCATCAAACTCACCAGCGCGCGTCGTTTAGGAATCTGTGTATTTACTTAATGTGCCACCTGCATTCAAATGTAATTCCTTATAAATCGTAGTACTTAAGGGTGCGCACCAGTTTTTTAGCTGCGATTTATTATATAGGTATCAAGTCGGCCCCATCGGCTCGGTTGATGGTGTACGTCAGTACGCCAAACACAGTAACGCCATCCAGAGCCTCACCCTCTATCGCCTCTCCGTCTTCCGTTATTAATGAGCGCCCCATCCATTTAGCAAACTGGCTTCGTCCATCGTATATAGCCAGAACCACATCGCCGTTTGCTGGCCTGAGTGCACGGTTGATAACCGCATAGCCGGTGCTTGTCTCAATCACCTGGCAGTTGGCGTCAATGCGACACAGGATTTCAGGCGTAAGCGTATGCTCTATGTAGTCTGATGCTGGTGAAGGAAAGCCCATCAGCGAACCCTTCCCATAATACGAAGCATCCAGAGTCGGTTCTCGCTGAAGTCAGGTGTCTTGTCGATAAAGTCTGGCTGATAGCGCTTTATCCAGTCGTTGGCATCAGCTTGGCTGAAGTGCCAGTTAAGCTTTCCAAGTTCGCGGATGAAGTCGTCAGTACGCATGCATTGATAGCCTTTCCGGTTCTTTTGTATAGCTAACGTGAATGCGAAGTGGATGTCTGCTCTGCGTGGCATAGTTACCTCCGATAAATACTGTTTATGCATACAGTATTATCATTCGGTGATGCCGATCAAGCGGTACGGGAGACTTTATAGTAAATGCAAGGCAAATCAACCAGATGGTATGGAGGCAAAGCACGTGTTGGCATGCTTTGCCCATTAACAACTACTTCACACCAATACCATTAAGCTTATTGTAAATGTAGGGAGTTAGTTTTCTGATTATCATCAATGCAATAATTGAAGAAGAGAAGCATGATATTAATTTCAGTGATGAGTTAGTTGCAAATTCACCACCAATATCATGAATAATAAAATATAACATAAAGGGATGTAAAATATAAATCCCAAGTGAATAGTTCTTGCCAAGCCCAGAAATGAAATTATTTTTTATATTGAAATTTACACATAGCGACAATAATGCTAAAGATGCCAGTACGCTAAATAAAGGCACCTGTCGCTCGAGCATGTCCGCTCCAAATAAAACATGCATGAAATATACTTCTGCCAGCATTAGAAAGATACTAACAACCAATACTGACAAAGATAATATACTGCTTATTCTTTCCAAAATACCTTTTTTTGCAGTAAGAAAGCCGATATAGAAAAGTGAAAATGCTATTGATGTCCTCAAAGCATAAAAGATTGTCTCTTTTGAACCAATCAACATAAGAGACCTTGACAAATCTGCCACCCAGCACCCAGCAAGCAAAAGGATTGCCACCAAAAGTGTTTTCTTTTCGCTACAGTTTTTTAACGCATAATTAGTAGCCACCACTCCGAATATAAGTGCTGTTATAAACCAAAGATGAAAATATGTTCCTACATGGAGGGTATCAAGAGAAAATATCTTTAAAATTAACTTTAACCAGTCCTTTCCATTCATTAAATAAAGAACTGGAATATAGGCAATTGATGAATAAACAAGAATGGAAAACAGTTTGTTTATTTTTTTGCTGACATCAAATTCTTTTGCCAGACCAGCCATGTAACCGGAAGAAAGAAAGAAAAAAAGAAGAGCCCATCTTGATGACACTCGGAATAGCTCACCGTATTGATGACCAAGCTCTGGATAGGTTCCAGTATGCACAACAATAATAAAAAAACTGGCGATTAATTTTGCAAAATCTAATGTATTGTTTCTCATGCCTGCTGCGCCAACAATGTGATTTTTATATACTTTATCATCTTACATTCCGCACAACCAGTGGCACATACACTGATATCCTATACTTAACTCAATTCACCAATATTTTGGGCAATCATTAGATCCACGTCCATGTGAATCTCCATTGCAGATCGCTAAACTGGCATTTCGAATCCGCAGTCATCACAAACCCAAACCTGAATGGTTACACCATCAATGGTTACATCCTGCTGCCTGAGCACTGCTCCACAGATAGGGCAATATTTTGGCAACGTCGAGAATGTAACTTGCAGTTCTTCATTTTCAGTAGCCATGTCAGACCCCATACTGTGTTTTTATCGCAGCCAAATTGCTTGCAAACTGTGTTTTTAGTGTTGCGAACTGTGATTGAAGGGATGCCTGCTTTTCCGCTTGAGTTGCGCCATCTGTCAAAGATGCCAGGTTGTATGCAGATGATAAAGTTGAGATATCCATCTGATATTGTGCGCTGAGTTGAGCAAGTGCTTCGCTATATAATTCAGAGTTACTCTTTGGTGTGACGTACCCATGAGGCTTTGTAAAAGCAGAGTCAATATAAAAATTTCCGTCATCTGGATTATTGAAATCCCCGACAGAACATGGATTATCAGCTCCCAACGTAATAATTACAGCATCGGGTAATAGTGCCTGCATGATTTCCAGGCTTTCGCCAATGGCTATATTTGCCACCTTCTGGTCATCAATGATCGCGAAGTTAGTCATCTTTACCACTCCAGAATTAAAATTCCTGCCTGACCTGCCGATCCAGAGGTCCCTATTCCTGATGGAACGTTGGCTACACCACCACCACCACCACCGCCAGAACAATAGCCGTAACCTGCCGGCCCTGTGGCACCACCACTGGCATTGCCAGTTCTTGTGGCTCCCCCAGATGTCCCAAAAGGAGAGCTACCACCAGTACCACCAACCCCAAATACAACTGATACCGTCGAGCCGCCGCCGCCAGCGCTACCACCGTTGGTTCCACCAATACCACCACCGATACCCCCACCTGCGCCAGGACCGACTGCGCCACCTCCGCCGCCGCCGCCACCAGACAGCGTAAGTAAAGAGCCGAATGTTGTAGCTCCGCCATCACCGCCCGCAGAGCCAGCTGTGCCTGCTATACCTGCGACACCTGCCGTTCCAGCAGCGCCAATTGTGATAGCGTATACGGTGCCTGGGACGACTGTAACTGGAGTTTTTATTACGTTTTGCCCAGCGCCACCACCGCCACCGCATGATGACGATTGCCCTGATCCAACCGAACCAGCGCCACCACCGCCACCACCACCACCGCCGCCACCGGAAACGTATACAGTTGTGACCCCAGCTGGACATGTCCATGAACCTGAAGTAGTGAATCTTGCCATGTTGATCGCGCGTGCAGCTACGAATGCGGTTGTTGCTAGTTGTGTGGAACTATCACCTGTTGTTGGTGTTGGTGCTGTGGGTGTCCCGGAAAAGGATGGACTAGCAAGAGGAGCGAGAAGCGCTATTGTCCCAGCGGTAAGCATGTTTGCAACAATGTCATTTGCTGACCATGCGCGCGCCGTCGTCCCTTCTTGTGCACGCGATACGGTCATTGTGTCACCTGATCTTGCCGTGACATGAAGAATTTCAGTTAATTGTCCTGTTGCCGCATCAACAATAGTCAGCTTGAAAAAGCTGGTTCCCGACACCGGAGTTGGGAAAAGACTGCCTGTTCCGGTATTCACAGTTAACGTTGTAGCAGATGCGCTAATACCTGCCGCAAGCACCGTTTGTGCATTATTGGCTGCTAAAAGTGTGAGTGCCATTTATCCTCCGGGATTCGGGCATTAAAAAAACCGCCATCTGGCGGTTTATTGATATAATTTGAATTGACTAAACCAATGGTGATTAAAATGAATAATTTTTCTGTATCTGTTATCAAGGTTATCCTTTCATCAATTAGCGCATTAACTATCTTCCTTTCTTTTTTCCTGATCACACTGATTATCAACATGTGGACGCAGGATGGAATGCCTCCATTTGAAAATATTAAATTTAGCGTTGCGCTTTTCTTTGTAATACTGATGCTTTTAACTGTTTGCGTCTGCCTTAAATTTTTTATGGATATGGCAGTTGACAGGAGAAACTATATTTATGTTAAAAATAACAAGACTGATAAAAGGCGTGCAGAAGAAATCATGATGTAATCAACCGATGATTGTCACCGAAACAGGCTGATAAAACGGCATGTGAAGAAGTCCGCTGTCGAAGGCCTGTTTAAATAACGATGCGTACTCATAGCTCGTACTTTTAATAAGAAGGCTTTTTTTCTGATTAAATACTTGTGTGTTGTACGCAAAAGCATTGTACAAGGACGCATCTGTTAGTTTCCTGTACCCTTTCACTATGGAGATGCTGGCACCGGAACCTGAAAAAAGCACTGATATGCTCCATCTCTGGTCGTTAACAACATCGACCCCATCCGCTCCGGTAAGAAATCGCATGATACGGCGTTTAAGCCAGGGGATGGTGAAGTAAAAACCATCCCCTTTATAGAAGTTCCATGTCATTATTCGCTTGAACATATCATCTGAAACAACGACCTGCTCGGAATCGTTCACTACCTTCCTGACATTAAAGGCAAGCTGGTTAAAGCTCAGTGCATTATAGGGTCCAAATACCTGCTGTTTTGCGCTTACCAGTACGGGTGGCTTTACGCCATAAATACCACGGGCAATCCAGCGTAACTGATCACCGGCATTGTAACCACCGACAAAAATCGGAAGGTTGGATTTAATCATCCAGGAGTAAATTTCCTGCGCCATGGCATTATATGCCGTAACGAAAGCCCTGATATCATCGTCGTCGTTATACTGCGTGTACAGATAGGATTTAATGATTTCATCAAGCATTTTATATTCCACCTACAATCACGCCATCAGATGCAATAAACCAGTAGCTGTACGGGTCACCACTGATGATGTTTGTTCCAGCGTCAGCAGAGGTAATAATTCCGTTAACAGTAACAACCACATTCAACGTAGTAATGAGGCTCATATCAATCGTTCCATTGACTGACTGGAGAAACACATCTTTGATATTGTTAATGTTCATCGGTTTGCCAGCATAAATGCCATTGATATACTGGATTACCGGAGAGGAAACCAGGGAAGCAACCGTGGCGTCGGTAAGATAATTTACGCTTTCTGTTGCCCATTCAAATTTTACAGTGACCAGTTGTTGCAAAGGAATCACAAATGGGATCAGATAATTGTCAGGCCAGTCATTGACCGTGACAACGTTGTTTCTGAGGTTCGGAGTAACGACCCCACCGCTGGTCCACGTACCTGACGAAGTTGTGTTGATGCCAATCGAAAAGGTGTGTGGCGTTAGAACCGTTATCGTGAGAGGGACATTGTTGATCCCCGACATGCCGTTGACTCCGGTTACATTGATGACCTGACCAGTTGAAAAACCGTGCGTGATATCCGTTGTCACGACACCAGGGTTGGCATTGGTGATACCTGTGATATTCAGATCAGTGCCTTTCAGTCGGCTTATATCACCTGCCGATTTATAAATAGCGGCCGCCATTTCATAAATGTCACCACCACCGCACATAATCACCCAGCGATCTCCATCCTGGACGACTGACACCATTCTGGCCTGTACGTTGTTCATATCGGTTAGCTTCTGGCGGATAAACCCAGGATATCCCTGCACGGTCGACATTTGCCCTTCCCAGACTCGCTCGCGAAACTCATAAATTTTTTCTTCTGCGCCGCCCGGCGTGCCAGCCACAAGGTTAGAACAGGTAATAGTGATATCAGAGGGCAAGCTGGTGATGACCTGATTAACAGAACCTACTGGCACAGACCACGAACCGGTTGTTGTTGCTTCGCACGTGGCAGCAGAACTTACACCTGATTCTGGAATTATCGTTGCGTCATTCAGCGCATAGGTATATGTACCGTCGCTGACCAGAAACCCTTCAGGCAGAACAAAACCAGCAGGACCATTAAATGTTACCGGGACAGTGGTAGACCCCTGTGTTTTTTGCTCTGCAATACCAGACTGCTGTGCCAGCAAATCCAAAAGATACTTATTAGCCTTCAGTGGACCAACAGAGTTGATAAGGTCGACACGAATCTGGTCACAAATTATGAGCGCGCCGACATCTGTGCTCACAATGTCTTCAATCAGCGAGCCAGGCAGATCTGTTGTCAGACCCGGAGATAACGCAGTGGCCCTAGCAACCAGCTCGTTTCGCAGCTCTTCAGATGTTTTTGGTACCGGCCCGGTAGCGTCATAGCTGACAGACAAATCACTCATACATTCACCGTTGTGATAATTTTCGATCCGGCGCTGGTAATAGCCGAAATGTTGTATACGGGTGGGTCATCACTGACCAGTGCAATTTGCAGGGATGAAAAATACTGGCTGAACTGCCGCTGAAGGCGGTTAACGTAATACGTTGGCAAAACCTGCTGAATCACAGAGCTGTTTGCCGGGATGCCGTTGTTCGCAAAAAATGGGGATTCCTGCGGTGCCAGTTTGAGATTCTGAATTAAGGTTGTCAGGTAAATAGAGTCATTGAACCCGTTTTCGTCTGGCTCAATCAAAACCCACTTACCTTCTGCGTTCCGGCCATAGGTTCTCATTCTGTGATATTCCCGTTGAAAGCCGTGGTTGTGGTTCCGGTATTTGATCCACCGTTCCCATTGGTGTGAACGTGTGAGTTGCACCATGCTACGAGCGCAGCCCACCCGGCGTGCATAATGGCCGGACTCGTACTGGCAGTAGAATCTTCCAGTTTTCCCGCTGTTCCCGTCAGGCTCCACATTCCCTGTGTCAGCGTCAGCACGGTACCACCAACGGTGACCTTGAACTGATCCACCGTCTGAATAGCTATGCTGTCAGGGGTTAGCAGAAATGTAGTATTGCTACCCTGGTCGCGTATAGTCACCCCTTCAGGACCGTAAATGGTCACCACCTGTCCGTCGACTGAATCCCATTCGGTATTGCTGATTGGCAGAAATACCAGAGCGCTCAAATTGGCTGGCGGCGTAAGGTCGGCGACGCCCCCTCCCTGACCACTTACTCCACCGAGATAGGTATCTCCGGGGATAACAATCCCCTTATCGCCTGGCTGCATTGGATAGCGAATATACTGTGGGCCAAACAGAGGAACGGTAAGTTGCGGGAAAACATACGGCGTGTCACGTAACTCAAAGGCTACAGTGACCATATTTCCTTCCTGCTTCAAAATACTGGCAGGGAGAATTTTACCCGCAGCCTGAAACGCCTCAGAAAGCTTTCTTTCAGTAAAGCGATTCATGTTCAGTCCGAAATTAAGCTTTTGCTCAACGCTCATTTTTTACCGACCGCCTCCGCTGGATAAGCCTCAATAACAGAAACCCAGGACTCTGCTGTCGGCTGTCTACTATTGCCAATGAGCCTTACTGATTGCACAACAAACTCACCATTAAAGGCCGAGTCCTCGCGGTATTGCGAGTATGACGAAGCCTGAATCATTGGCCTGGCTTTTTCTGGCATCAGGATGTGGTCACCTGTCTGCAAATCAGCGCGCATAACGCACACCAGACTGACGACACCGAAACGAATCCACACAGGCTGACCAATGAGATCGGTAAATTTAATCTGGACAGGGTTTTTGCTTCTTGCCGTAGCACCCGTTTTTGATGACTGATCCGGGTGGTTGGAATAGTCATTGTCCCAGGCGCGCAATTCATTCCCGTTCACCACGGATATTTCGACACCGGTGTATCCGGCATCTTTAATCCTGGACAAAGACAGGGCTTTCAGGTCTTTTGCTAGCTCGGATAGAGAGCCGCAAAACATCGGGCGATCATAGTTAAGCAAGAGCCGATCACTGATGCTGATATTTGGTGTATATCCCCCAATACGCATAAAACACTGTGTCAGTGCCACGGATAATTTTTGGCCTTTAGGCCAGGGGAACGTCACCTGTAGCGGCGAAAGATCGCCGCGCGCTGATGATGCAACAGGTCCGGCAACAATTATGAAGTCCAGTCTCAGCTCGGTACCCTGCCAGTTACCGAAAACCTGAAAAATTGTTCCCTCAACTGCAAGTTTCTTATTCCAGACACCCGCCAGCGGTAAACCTTTCGACATACCAGCAAAAATCTGGATTCTTTTGCCATGAAGGTTTTGCCTTGCCTGCTGCATTTCAACCGGGCCTATACCCCATACCGTAAGATGCGCCTCACCCGCTGGTGTGGATTCGCCAAACCGTGGAATATCGAATTCCACCATCAGCGCGCCGGGGTTATAAACGCCGTTTCTCAGACTTGAATACTGCTTAATCAGATTATCGCCATCGAAGATATTAACTTCGTAATATCGCATCAGCTTGTAACCTCGATCTGACCATTCTTCTCGCGCCAGATCATGGTCGTTGCTGTGAATTCACCGGCAATAAGGTTTATGCCACCGGAACTTGTCGAGCCGACAACAGGCGTGTTAAGAACAGGATTACCGGCAGAGTTTGTAATCAGTAGATACCAGCGTTGGGCAGCGATATTCCACTTCATCTGGCAGGTATAAACCGTACCGTCGAGTACAGGGGAAAATGTCACGCTTTTCTGTTCTAAGCCGGTAAATGGATAATATGCTGTGCTCATATTCCAAATACTCCCTGCAACTTCCCGATTACTCCCGTAACCGCATCGGTAACGGAGCCTCCAAGCGACGTATTGCCAAGCGCACTCACTGTGTTTGTCCAGGCGCTGCTGTTGGTTTTGTCACCGCCGTCAATCTTGCTGAGAAAGCTGTTTATCGCCTGATCTGCTGCTGTTTCGGTGACAAGGGGTTGCTCAAAATCCCATAGCCACGTCCTCTGTGGTAAGGCGTCACTGCTCGAAGAGTTATCCTTTACCGCGCGCAGAATACAGTTGCTGTAAATGACAGAAGGCGTCGCAACGATATATGTCCCGCCGAGATTGGCATGAGCCTGAAGCACAGCCTGGAGTGCACTCATCGTGACAAGCTTTGTCATCGCGCCGGTGTTTTCATTAACCGGCGCGTCCATCAGCATGCTAACCCGCAACGGCTGAGCAAGCAGCGCGTTCGCGGCCACGGACTGGTTTGCGAAAGGATATCTGGCAATTTCATAATCAACCATTGTTGCTCCCTGAACGGGACGCCAGTGGCAGAAATATTTATCCAGATCGGTAAGGTTCATCGCACCGCCAATAAGCCCGGTAACGAAACTGGCGCTCTGAGTCAGCGCCACAATTGGCAGCATCCCACCCGGAATAGCTTCAGCAACCCCGTTGCAGAGTATGACCGGCGATATCTCAAAGCCGAGCTTATAAAGCTCTCTGGTGAAAGCCATTATCCGGTAACCCCTAACTGTGACGATGAAACGATGGCGTTTCCGCCTGTGTTGTTGAAAATCTGAATAACAGCGCCTTCGCTAACCCGATTACCTGCGCCCTCTTTAGAGGCCATTGCTGAAATTAGCTTCGCGAGGACATTCGGATCATTGAGGTTAAGCTTCTGGTCCTGGTTTATTCCGGTACTTCTGACAACATGCCGGATATATTCGGCTGTATCATTCTCGTTGGATGGAGCCCACTTGCTCGCAATGTCACTAATGGTATTTACGCCGCGCGTGCCATAAATTTGCAGTTGCTTCGCTGCGGCGAGAACGCCTTCGTCAAGTGACGGGAAAACGGCGAATTTACCGCTCATGGTGTTATGTGTGCCGTATCCCTCAGCCCAGCGCAGGTTTGTTGGGTTATTAAACCTGTCGGCAATTGTTCGACCTTTGGCCGATACGTTCGCCGGGCTCGGATCAACAGGTTTAACATCTCCACTGGAGAAAAATCGTTTGACACCCTTCAGCCACGACCAGACATGGGGATCGTCATTGCTGCCCGGCGTGTACGTTTTCCCTGTCTGAGGGTCAGTGACTGAGCCGGAATTTAAAATTGAGGAACCGGAAGTGATATCTGATACGGTAATGTTTGTTTTGCCCGATACCCAGTCAAAGACCTTACCGATCAGCGCGCCCATTTTCTGAACGCCGTTCATAAAATCACCGACATCTTTGGTGAATTCAGGCGATGCAAGATAATTACCGAATCGCTCAATGCCTTTCGAAAGGCCGTCGATCCACTTGCCAAGCTCTGGCGATTTCATAACGGTATCGATAGCCATAGAAAGCGCATCTGACAGTTTGGTCAGTGAGGGCGTGAGCGGACCAAGTCCACGAATAAACGTATTTCGAATGCTCTGGTTGCTGTAATCAAGCTGAACATTAAAATCCTGCCATTGCCGAGCCTGCTGGTCGGTAATTTGCAGCATGCGGGCATCTTTCTGCGCGCGCTTCTCCATCGCGTTGATTTCTTCATCGCTCATGTTCTTGAAGCGATTAAGGTCATCCAGAGAGAAGAAGTTTGTCAGACCATATGCCTGCGCGCCCTGCAATGTGCTGCCATTTTTCACAAAGATATCGCGGGCGTTGCGAATCATCTGAGGCAACAGCTTCGCCGGGTCCTGATCCGGGTTGTTGATGCCCATCGACTGGAACTGCCAGCGGCGTGACAGATCCATTTGGGTATCACGAATAGCGCCCAGCGTTGATGTAGGGTTACTTAGCGCTTTCTGGTAATTGATGGCGGTAGCATCAAGCGCGCCAATGCTTGTACCAAGCCCAAGCGAAGTAAAACGCTGGGCTGACGCCGTGCCAGCCAGCCGGTTAATACCGAAAAGCCCACCAGCTCCCAACACACCGCTGAACAAACCAACAATTCCACCCCATGACAGCAGGCTTGCTGTTGCGTCTTTGATATGCCCGGCCAGCGATTTAGCATCCTTCGTCGCCTCGTTGAGAAACCCCTTCGACGATCGAGCCTTTTTGTTGAAGTTGTCCTGGCTCTTATTAGCTTTTTCGAGATTGTCGCTCAGTCGATCAAGCCCGCTATTTATCGAAAGGATAGCGTTAGCCCCCTCGGAAAAAGCCTTCGCAAGAAAATTACCTTCGAGTTTGGCTTTTTCCGTCGCCTTGGTTGCATCATTTGTACCAGTCGCCAGACCTCGCCATGCTTCAGGAAGCTCATCAAGGGCGGCCTGATATTCTCTGAACTTGTCCATAAATGAGACAAACTTGTCATCATTTACATCAATTTCGACAATAGACTTAGCTGCCATTGAAAAAACCTCTGTCTTTGAGCGCGGAAAGGATGTAACGCTGGCGATACTGCGCAGGACTGGAAAAATCTTCGCCAGTCACTTCACGAATTACTTTCCAAAACCCCTCATTCGACGCCCAGTCTAGGAGGGTATATATGAAGTTTCCTGCGGGGCAGTCTGGGGCTGGGTACTGGTAACTGGATTCGATTTCTGCAAGGAATCTCGGAACTCCGTAATGCCGGATGATGAAAGTTGCCCACCGAACATACCGATCACTGTGCCTATCGTCGGCAGAAGTAATTCCTGCTTCTGAATGGCAGAGGAGACCATAAAAAAAACCACCTCTCCCTCAATCTCTCGGTATTCGTCAGGGGTGATCACCCCTGATTTCATTGCAGAGTCAAAACTCGCTGTTTTCCATACACCGTCATCTTTGTAAATGACGGCGGTGAGGCGCTGGATTTCATCAACGATGGTTAATTTCTTCTGTGGCTGGGCCTGCTGCCCGGACGATGAATTTGATAATTCATCAATCGCTTCCTGCTCCTGCTTCAGCTTTTTGCGCAGCATCATAGCCGCTACACGGGCGGAACCAAGTCCGCCAACCTGTGAAATGAAGTTCGTAAACAGGTTCCCAAGCAGCAGGCAATATTCCTCTACCACCTCGTACGGAAACGGGGTGATGTGCAGATAGACGATCGATCCGTCATCGCGGGTAATATTGCTGACGAGATTAAGCTTTTTGTCGATTTTCACAGGTTAAATCCACATGTTGTCGTTAGTGTTCATGTAACCGCTGATAGTCACTACGAAACCAGCATCCATGCCACTGAATGCCATTTCGTTGAAGTTGACGAGATAGCAGTTCAGTAGGGTGATATTGCCGAATGTCGTCGCATCCGGCGTTACTACAACCTCACCAAGCGCGGTATCAGTCAAAAATCGCTGCCGATAGCTCTCGCCGAGCCCCTGTGTTTTCAGCAGATGAACAGTGAGTGTTACCTGCTGATAAGGTGCCTGACTGCCTACGGTCCCCGTCAGCGTTGGGATAATATCGGTTGCCGGGCCATCCGGTCGCATGCTGATGGCTTCCTTTGCCAGATAAGAAGCGGAGACATTCAGCGCCGGAACGTCTGTAACAGAGACACCGCCACGAACGCGATTCAAAAATCCCTGCGGTACTAATGGATTTGGCATTTATTACGCCCCCACAAAGTTGGTTACGTTCACATTAAACGTGATGGATTCAAAGCCGCGGCGCGGAGTTAATACGGAGCTCAGGCCACCATACTTACCAGCTGCATAATCCGACGGGTTCAGACTGGTATAATTGTTGAACGGGACGGCGTTGATGACGGCATTGCCCGCGTAGCTGCCTTTCTCGTATTCGGTGTTGAAATCTTCCTGCGTCAGCCCGGTAGAAATAACGCGGCCGAGAATGAGTCCGTAACTGATACCGTTGCGTAGCGTCTTAAGCGCACGGTTCTGCAGGCGATCAATGCCTCGCTGTTCGTAGTACAGAGGATTAACGTTTGTGTTTGAGCCGTTGATGATCTCGTTAGCCAGATCAAGTTCAAGGTTAATGGCAACCCACGCGACCGCATACCAGTAGTTAAACGGATTACCGTCGAGCATATGTCCGGCAACCAGCATTTTGTTGCTGAGACCGCCTTCGGCAGCAGTTCCGATATAATTGATGCTGTTATCCTGAAGCGCTTTAAGCAGAGTGCCATTGCCTTCGACAGGATATTCGGTCACGCCGTACCCGAAGCGGTAAGCCATCGGCGGCACCATATTGGATGAGCCCGGATCGTTGGCAAGCGATGACTGAAACGGGAAGGCCATCGAGAATTCAGACGAAGGAATGCCGGGGGCTTCAACGCCTGCAAAAACGGACTTATTCACCGTCGCTACCCATGCCGCGTAAGTGGCGATAGTTGTTGTTACGAAGAAATAAACCAGCGATGCAGGGCTGGTATAAAGTCCAGTCAGGGTCTTAAAGTCTGCTACGGCGTCCCACTCGCGAGGGACAAGGTAAGAGAAGAATTTCTGGTATGTGTTCCCGAGTGAAATATCACTGGCAATGAACGTTCCCAGCGCGGCCACCGCTGCAGACGCGCTTACGTCGCCAAGTTCCAGCACATATACAGATCGCGTTGTGCCTTGCGCCCAGTACGTGGTGTTCATCTGGACAATTTCGTTTTCCACAACAGTTTTCACCGAGCCCATCACTGAAGCTGTACCAGGGTTGCTTGCGAACGGATAAGTGAATTGGGTTGTAGTGGTAACTGTGGCATCAACTGCCTGGTTATAGCCAACAGGCGTTACACCGGAAACGACCAACGGAACGGTGTCGCCTATCGTCCAGCCATGAGGCGCTGATAGCGTCACGGTCACGACATTATCAAGCCAGGAAATAGACGTTATTGTCTTGGCCGGCGACAGGATGCTGCTCAAATCATCCGGTGTCGTAAGAAGTTTATATTCACCAGCCGCAAGGGTGGTACCGCCCACAGAAATCATGGCACCTGATTTCAAAAGCTGTGACGGTTTCGGCGGATTGGTCACCGACACGGCAATGTTAACAATTGGCATTTAGCTATTTCTCCGGGTAAATGGACGGTATTGCCGATGTGATCAGCTTGCGGGCAACATTACGCATCCGCTGCTGGTAGTAGTTGACTTTGAATTTGATGGTTTTGCGCATGGCGATGATGTTCAGTTCGTTCTGTGTGACACGCTCGTCCTGAACAACTGGGATATTCATAACGCCCATTTCCGCATCGTTGCTGAGTGTGTACTCATGCACATACCGCAGGAAATCTTCAACACCAGCATTACGCAGACCGGTGATGTAAATCACCACATCCTCTGAAACCAGTTGATACTGGTTCTGCTGATCATCCAAATAAAAAGCCCCTGCTATAGGGGCTGTGTTGTTGCACTTTATCGTAGCGTACGGCGGCGAAAGGTTCTGCGTTGACAGCATCGCCGGGAACATTGGCATGTACTGATTCAGGGTCATCCATATAGGAAGAGAACTGGAAACCACCACATCATTCAGGTCAATATCGTCAACAGAGTTGATGATCTGCGACCGCATGTGCGGGAAAATCGCCTCGCCAGTGTAATGATAGAGATTGGCCGGTTCGTTCAGTCCGGTACGACGCGAGAAAGAAAACTGAATGCCAAAAAATTCACCTATGTACAGCACATCCGATCCGATGTCGTTAAACGGGTCTATGTCCGCTTGTGCGGTAAACGTAACGACGTTTCGATCAAAAAGTTGCTCGTCGTTCTGTATGGTTTCCGTGGTGAGGTGTATGTACCCTTTCACAGGTACCGTATCGGGTTCGGTGTTCGGGTCATCAGACAAAATCGACGCTTTCACCCAGAAAACGAATCCGTCCAGCGGCAACACCTTTCTGATGTACTTCGTAAAAGTGACAACCTGAAACCTGCTCAGATCGTCGAGGCCCTGCGTCAGGGTAGCGTTAAGCTCTGTTTTAGCGTTCTGCTGTAATTCATTCAGGGAAGGCATTCAGCACCCCACTTACCCAGGCACGCATCGCGGCCTGATAGGTCCCGGTATCAATGAAAGACGCTCTGGGGTCTCCCCTCTTCTCCTTGAACCTTTTCGAGATGCCGAGAAGAGCCCGTCGGGTCGGTACGCCAGGCTTGCCGTTCATTTCCTGATTATCAAGAAACGCCACAAACAGATCATGAATACGTGACATCGACTCGGCCAGTGGGTCATTAGACGGAGGCAAACCAGCCATCATGTTTTCTATGGAGGCGGCAAGGTCATTGCTCATCAGGTCGGCAATGTCGTTCCCGTAGCGTTCGAAGAACGTCTGCATAATCTGGTACTTTTCTTCCAGATATTGGGCAACATCTCCGGTCGTGGTGTTATCGTCTTCGTAGGGGATATCAATAACACCCAGGTGAAAGGTGATCATGAAAGCCCCCACAAGCTGCCGAACTGCTGGGCTATCATCAGATAGCGACGGCCCCATGGGTCTTGCAGCATCTGGAGATCAGCCAGTGACAGGTCTTTGAAAAAATCCGGCACCAGCCTCTGAGCACTTGTCGCGTTATCTCCTGCCCCGGTAATGACCCCTGCTTTGAAGTCGTTAAGCCCGTACTTGCTGCGGAAGTCTGCGAACACTGACTCGGTTCCGTAATTGATCAGGAATGAAGCTGCAAGATTGTACACGGCGACTGAATAGAGATTCGGCATGACGCACGCGATATCCTGGTTCACCCATTCAACCGCGCCGCCATACGCCAAAGAGATAGATGGCAAGTCGTCGGGAACCTGCGCGGCGGTTACGCCCATGTCAGTTCGAACGAATTCAATGAATCCCGACAGGCTCGTTGTCATTTTTTCTTGCTCCCGGATTTTTCAGTCACGATTGTTTCGTTAACTGTTGGGGTGTCTTGGTTGTCTTCACGGCCTTTAGCCTGCTCAGCGCTGACTTCCATCTCACCGGAATAACCGGTATCGCTTTCACTCAGAGCTCTATCCAGAGCTGCTACGGATGCCTGGCGGCGACCATGCGCGCCACGCGTCAGGTGAATGTCGTTATCGCGGATGGTCTTCTCGATAACCGAAGCGGAGACTGGCTTATTGACGCTGTAACAAAGACCAACAAAGACCTGGCTCTGGTCGATTTTTGTCGAGTCGATCAGCCCATAAACCTGATGATGCTGAATAACTGCTTCGACCTCTTCTGTCGAACCATCCAGCACCATCATCTGATCGCCGTGGTTAATCGGGATCTGGATAAGGCGGCCGGTCTCAAGCTTGCGATAGGCAAAAATCTGTCGCTGTTTGGTGGTGTTAGCGATAAAGAGTTTCATTGGTTACCCTCATAAAAAAGCCCCTGCTGAGTTTCCCCGGCAGAGGCTTGATCACTTCAAAAATGGATCAGGCGCTGTACGCCATTGACAGGATGGTGATGGCTTCCGGACGGACTGCCCAGCCTGCGGTAGAACGCATTTCGGACAGAACATCGATAGCACCACCAGCGATCGGCGTCGGGATTTCACGCGGTGCGGCCATGTCGGTAAACATCAGCGCGTTCGCGGCAAGAGACGGGGTCAGCTTGGCGAATTCGTTGGTGTTCACAGTCGAATTGACCATTGGCACTTCGACCTCCGGGATGGTGATCACTACCGCGTCGGTACCGCCAGCACCAGCGCCGATCAGAGTATCGTCATACACCCAGTCAACCTGGACGTTTGCGCCTTTCAGCACTTCTTTCACCGTGCCGCCGACAGTGTCGGTACCACCGCCAGGACGCTGATAAGAGGTCAGCTGAACAATCTGCTGAATCTCCATGGCGCCGAGGACGCGCTGCGGCCCCAGGATAACGACACGCTGCTGGCGACCCAGCTGCATGGTACGGGTCAGCGCTGCCTGTACGTGACCCAGCAGATATACCGCCATCTGGCCGTGGTCATATGTCAGAACTGTAGCGTTACCGTTGCTGTCCGGAGGCAGGGACTCTGTGGTTGCGCCAGCGGTGTTCAGCAGGCCTTCGCCGCCAGCAGGGTTCATGCCGTACAGCAGAGCTGAACGCAGCTGCTGGAAAATGCCCTGACGCATGCCCAGGCGCTGAGCTTCCGGAAGTGCAAAGTTCCAGTTACCGGCAGCAGCCATGTCATGGTGATCGTAGATACCACGGCAGCGGAACAGGTAGGTTGGGGTTGAAATCATCTTCGCATCCAGCGCAACGCTCGGCAGCTGGTTGCCGTTACCGGACTGGCTGGAGGTGGTCTGGGTGCGAATGTCCAGACGGCGCATATAGACGTACTGGTCGCCCACACCGAGACGGACTTGCGGGTTACCGCTGGCGATGGTTTCAAACGCACCTGACGCCTGCTGGTAACCAATGATCATCTCCGGCGCGATGTACGACGGATTGACGATGGTGTAGCTGGGGGTAATTGCAGCCATTTAATTCAGCTCCCGATTAAAGTAAGACCAGCGCGCAGCTGTCGGTGTTGTTCCAGGTCAGGAAGCCCGTCGCACTGTCATAGCTGACAGTCTTGGAGTTACCTGATTCGATAGCGATCACTTTTACCGGCAGCGTGATGTCGGAAAGCGTAACTGCGCCGATTGTGCCCTGCGTGGTTGCAGCGCCGGCTGGTGCAGTTGCCGGGGCGTAGGTGAAGGTCGTTGAGCTCGGGACAGACAGCACTACCACCGTACCGTTGTATGCCGCTGGAGCAACACCGCTGATTTTCACGTACTGCCCAGCAGTAAGACCGTGAGCGGATGCTGTGGTCGCGGTCGCCACACCAGAGGCATAGGCCACTGCGGTAGTTGCGATATCAGCACCAGCGAAACCGGCCGCCGCCGCAGTGGTGATCTGGTTATTCACGAAATCCCATGCCAGCGCGGTTTTCACTGATGCGCCAGAGGTGCCCAGTGCAACAACCTGCGCAGAGGCTTTCAGCGGAACGCGCATGTTAGAGCCGAGACGGTAGTACGAAACGCTCATACCGGACGCATACAGCGGAACAGGAGATTGCGGAGTGGTCAGGCCGTTGTGAGCCTGATTGAAGACGGTAAAGCCTTCCAGTTCAGCGACAGACACAGCGCGGCGGATGGATGAACCGCGTGGGCTTGAGCTGGTGCCAGGCAGAAGCTCAGCAACCGGCAGACCGCCCCACAGAGGTTTGGTTTCTGTTGCTGCCACGGTGCCAGAGGCCTGATTAAAGCGGTTGGCCGGGTCGTCCAGCGCCACACCCTGGACATAACCGTCAGACTGCACACCGAAGGAGCCCAGCGCATTCGTGGTTGCCATCGGGTTAAGAGATAAATTTGCCATGCTTGAGAGCTCCCGTTAAGCCTGGTTGTTGAAACTGGTGACCTGACGCTTGCCGGACTGGAACGGAGCCCAGGTGGCAGCAGGATCGCCTTCGAAGGTGCTGATCTGGCGACCGGTCGCATCAGCGCGTTTAATTTCACGCAGCATGCCAGGGCCAACAGACAGGCTTGCCGATTTTTGCGCATCCGCGTAAATCTGCTTTTCAGCAATACCAAGCAGTGCTGAATCGGCGATAGCGGAAAGGTCTACCGTTTTGAAATCCGGCGAATGTTCCTGCAACTGGATCATCAGGCGGCGGCGGTATGCCAGCGGTTTCTCACCAGAAAGCGGAGCCGGTGCGCGCTTACCAAAGGCAGAGAAAACACTGTCAGCTTTAACCTGGGCATCGGCAACCTCGTTGCGCTCAGCGTCGGAAAGCTCGGTAGGAATACGTGATTTCAGCTCGGCAATTTCACGACGCAGATCGGAATCAGCCTTTTCTTTTGCCATGCGCTCAGCTTCTTCAGTGTCAGCTTTCGCCTTCTCTTCTGCATCGGCTTTCTCTTCCGCGTCGGCTTTTGCTTTCGCCTCTTCGGCCTCTTTTACCTCTGCATCAGCCTTTTCTTTCTTGGCTGCTTCTTCTGCATCGGCCTTAGCTTTGGCGTCACTTTCTTCGTCAGCCTTAGCCATGCGTGCGTCAATCGCTTTATTGATTAGCGCTACGATTTTTTCCTCGTCCATCTTTTCAGCCTCATTTGGAATGGAATCAGATTTAACACCAGTAGGGTCAAGGAGCTTGTCCCATACGCCCTGTTCACAAATTGCAACGTGGTCGAGCAGCTCAGGGGATGGCTCCACCAGTAGAGGCTGACCGTCGATCTCAATGATTGAATCGGGAACCTCAACAAACTTGACGGTTGGTGAGGTGCTTAACTGCCTGGTCGCCATGATTTCGGCTGCCTCGGCGTCGTATACGCGTGCAATTGCCCACACCTCGCCATTGTCAGCAACCCAGCTGTTCGTCAGGGTGCCAATAACGCGTTTTGCGAACTCATTGCTATCAAGCGTATTTTTCTCAGGGTGCAGCCAGATGAGCGGTAGCCCGGCGACTCGCTGTAGAAACTCAGGGGTGAGATAGTCCTCCGGGTTACGGAAGGCCATCTGTTGATCTGCAGAGCGCCAGGTAACCCCCGTTCCGGTCACCCGGATGGCGAACATCCACATGTTGATAAAGAATTGCGGGCTGCTTAATGTCCCGTCAGCGATAAGCGCGGCCACTTCGGTTTCATTGAGCGCCTGCTGCGCCAGCATCTCAGCGAAGGGCTGATGAAGCGGTTTGGGCAGATCGTTAATGTGGAACCATCCGGCGGCCAGTGACTCGTCGTTAAGCTTCGCCTCGAACCGCTCCGGCACTTCAGCGCGAAACGTCAGATAATCGCCGTAAACGCTGTGCGGGGTCAGAGGGCCATCGTACTGATAACCCACCTCCTCCAGCACTTCGCGGCGCGCGGCATCAATAGCCAGCTCGCCTGGTTCGACCGTGCCGCCAGGCTGACACCACGATCCATCATCCGAGCGCTGGATCAGGAAGACGAACTTACCCTGACGGAACATTATCCCGCTGCCAAAAATAGCCACGTTTTAATGCTCCTATGCTGATTTCATTGAATCCATGAACTTGCGCCCCTTCTGGGTGAGCATGTCTTCAGGAATGCTGCGGAGGTTGTAGATGTAGGTCACATAGCACTGGCAAAAAACCTCTTCGCCTGGCTGCGTGATTTCATCCAGATATCCGGCAGGCCCCGCTTTCACATAGCCATTTTTTTGCGCCCAGTTACCACGAATCAGGTAATACATCTGGTCGCGTTCCTTGTGGTCTTCGCGGAAGTCATAACCCGGCCGTCGCCAGTGGCTGTGCCATATCGCTGCAATCGCGTTGTTGCTCGTTGCGATCACGTTGTCGATGTTGGCTATCAGCTTATGGTTTTGGTCGATCATCACCCGGCGCGCTTCATAGTCCACCTTCTCGGCAGCCTTCTGAATGTGCGCTGCTGTCTCCCGCATCGTTCCCAGAATGCCGGTCAGCGCAATACTGTCGGCGGAGGGAATGCTGCTGGCCCAGCCGCTAAAGCGCGACAGCGTAGTGTCGATGGCTTTTTTGCGGTTGAGCTGGATAAGGTCTGCACTGGCGAGGATACGCCTGTCGAGTTCTGTTCTCAGCTTTGGCTCAAGGTAGTTGAGCGTGAAGCGGGAAATGCCAGGATGGCGCTTAAGAGCCGCGGCGCGGCCAATTTGCAGATCGTAGGAATGCGTCAGGTTGCGAGAAACCAACGACCCAAAATCAGCGTCAGTTTCGCTTTCTGCCGCCTGCCGGATGATTGCCTGCCAGCGCTCCAGTTCCTGCCGCGATGTGTAGCCGTTTCTCAGGAAAAACTTAACCGCCTCTCTTACCTTTCTTGTGAATGCCTTCATAACGCCATCCCACCGGACTCTGCCGGTGCTGGCTGCGACGGCGGATTGTTCTCCAGCGATTCGAAATCCAGATCAAGCCGCTGTGGGAACAGGTTCTCGTTGGCGTTGGCGTTCTCACACATCCAGTCGATAAGTGCCGCCCGGTTCTCTGGGTCATCGGTGAGTTGAGGGAGCAAAGCCTGCCCCATCCCTATAATCGCTTTAAATCGAATCTCGTCGACCTTCACTTTCTCGCTTTCCGGCTCTTTCAGAGAGGAAGGCCAGCGATACTCAAAGTTGTTAATCCACATTGAGAAATACAGACTGTATGTGTTTTCAAGCTCCGGAAAGTCAGCTCGCAGCGACTCAAAGAATTCAATGCTCCATGCCCTGTACTGGCATACGCGAATAAAAAATGCGTAAAGCGGGTCAAGCCACTCCCGGATATTGTCGATGTAAACAGCAACCGAGCGGGCATCTTCGGTACCTTCCCCGAAACCCTGGGCGAAGGTCTCAGAGTTCAGAAGAATAGCTGGCATATCAGCCGCGGCCGCGATGTTTTCAAGAATGTGGTTACGGGCTGAATCAAGCGGCTTTTCCAGATTGCTCAGATCGATCGACTCAATGCCGTCAGTATCACCAATCTGTAAAACCTCACCCGTTTTGCCACGCTTAAGCATCATGCGCTTAATGCCGCTGAGCTTCTGCATCATGTTGTTGACGACGGAGCTTGGCCCCTTGATTTTCGTCACCAGCAGGCCGCCTTTCACCGCAACCATATCGTCAGTGCGCATGGTCTGGATGAAAGATTTCAGCGGATAGAGCGCGCGCTGGTAAACGCTGCGCCCGGTAAAGCCGAATGCCGCCGGGTTATAGGCCAGATAAATAGGGTCTTCGTTCTGCACGACGACGCAGCGTGATTTGTGATACGGCTTGCCCGCTACCCGGATGCCGTCGACTTTCTGGAAGTCCTGCGCGTTCGGGTCCTGATTCAGCACGATGCTGCCTGCGGTGTTTAGCGGGTCGAGAATGTTAAAGCTGACGTTGTGCTTATACAGCGTGCGGTAGTCCAGTGATTCATTCGGCTCCTGGTTATCCACCAGCATTGCAATCGCAGAGACGCCGTAAATTCTGGCGATACGAGCGGCGTTGGCGATGTGTTGATTAGCACCCATCGCTTTCCATTCGCGCTCGAACGCGTCACGCAAGCGCTGCTCAAGGCCATACGACTGAGCAACATGCACGGTGCGCGGCTCATTCATCGCCATCTTAATTGGCCGATCCACCATCTTGCCGCCCAGCGGGTGGTAGAGGTAAATCGTTTTACAGGTCTGATACCCCGCAGTCATGCCCGGCTGAATATCATCACTTTCTAAAAGTGCGACAAGTTCCGTCGAGCAACTGCCGATTTCGAAATCATCTTCGTTCATTGGTTTTCTCGTCAGAGTGCGTCGCCGCTGCCGAACGCGATGATCAGACCGTAGGTGTAACAGTCGAGCAGGTCGTCAGCGCGCTTATGAGCGTTTTTATCGGCAAGATGGAATCTGGAAACCTGCTTGTGCAGGTGATTGGCGGTTTCGCCTTTGAATACTGCTGTTTTCTGATATGCGTACCGGGAGATTTTCGCCAACTCTCGATAGTGATAGCCGGACGCCATTATCGCGCGCTCATCTTTCCCTTTGCTGGTCAGCGCGGATTCAATTTTGTTGACAGCCCAGCCCAGGCTCTCGCCTTTTTGCAGGAGGATGCTGCCCATGCTGGCGTCTTCGATAAATATACCGAGGCTGCCGTTTACGGCGACGCATTGTCCGGAAAGCTCATTGAGGCGGTCGAATACCGACGGCATCCACGTTTCCAGCAGCGCGCCGTCTATCTGCACTACATCCCAGTCGAGGATGGTCAGGCGCTGGCGGCCGGGCTGAGTGTCGACGGCGTAATAGACGACCGCCGTGCCGTCATGTTCAGAACCGCCTTTTACAGCGGTGTCCATGACCGCGAAGACGGCCTGGCACATTTCAGGGTAATCGACAGGATGATCCTGAGTCTCACCCTCAAACCATTTGCGGACATCGAAAAGGGATGCCGCCGACCAGTCGACAAACTCCGCAAGAAACTCCTGGCGGAAAACGCGCGGGTCGTTGTTCTGCCTCTCGCGCTCCAGCTCTTCAGGCGGTACGAAGGGGTTTGATGATGTTGGCGCATGATGCTCAACAAAGCCCAGGCTTTTGTTGTTGCAAATGGCGTAAAAGAAGTTTTCCTCGTCCACGCCATCCGGTGTGGAAAAAACATACGCTCTGCCTTTCGTTGTCAGCAGAGTAGGCTTAATTGATTTAGGCCATATCTCCTTGAGCATCTCCGGAGATTTGGTAAACGCTGCCTCGTCGATCAGGATAATTTCGTATTCACGACCACGGCCCGCCAGTTTGTTGTCGTTGGTGACCCAGAAGTCAATCTTCCCGCCGTTCTTCAGCAGCAAGCGCTTTTCCTGACGGCTGAAGCTTTTTTTCAGCGGCAACAGGATTTCTTCAAGCTTGTCGTAAATCTCCTGATACTGGCGGTATTCGGCGGTAAAGATGCCAACACGACCGCCAAGCGCGATATCCATGCCGGGGCGTTTAAACTGCGCGGTAGCATAGGTAACCGCCGCACTTGATAGCATGAAGGTTTTACCCCAGCGTCGACCACAACGAACGGCATGAAGCTGTTCATCCCAGGAGTCAGACCAGACCTTTAATTGTCCGTCATGCAGCGTTGGCAGGTAAATATCGGCCATAGCTATCTTCCTGGTATCGGTAAGGCGTTGTGAACGACAATCGCATTATCCCGATCACCGTCTTTCATCGCGCCTATTTCCATCTCAACTTTCTCAGTTGCCGCCTCACGATAAGCTGTATCAATCTGCATCTTCAGGATGTTCCCCTTCGTGTACTCCAGGGATTCAATGCGCGCGGTATTCCGGTGCATTGCCTTTTGCGCAGACGAAATTAGATCGTGAAGATCTTTGCCTGTTTCGCTGTCGGCATTTTCAAGCTCGGTCTGCCAGCGCCCGATATTCTCCGCCGCCGTCAGGTTTGCAGCCCTCAGCCAGAAAAGCTCATCATCAAGCGTGAGTGCCTGCGCATCCTCGGTGATTGCATCGGAGAGCAGCATACGTCGACCGTAGCCGCCATGCTTGAGAGCATGTTGATTGCCTGGCTGAAATGGAGGGTGGTTGGTGACTACCTTTCTGCGTACCGGTTCGGGTTTCGCGCATGGGGAATTTTCTGTTTGCGTCTGCGCCCTTTGCTGCGTACGGTCAGAACTGTTGGGCTTCTCAGAAGTACGCGCCTTATTCTTTTGCGTACTTTTTTGGCGTACCTGCGTACCGCTGTTGCGTACCCAGCCAAGTTTCTTGGCTCTCTTCCTTATCGCTCCCTCAGTTACGCCATACTTCTTCCCTATATCACGGAGAACAAGGACTCCGGCCAGGTATGCCGACTCGATGGCCTCCCAGTCCGGTTTGGTCATTCGTTACTCCGTTTTATCTTCTGGTAAGTCTTCTTCAGATGACTGCTCGGTCTCTTCCATCACCGGCACAAAGTGAAACGGATACACACTGTCGGGTTGGAAGTAACGTCACTCGCCTGTCTCGGTCGTCAGCGCTATGAGCCGTTAACTAGTTCAAGTTGACTACGTTTCATTAAGCCAGTGAAAATTTCTTTTGCCGTAGCAGTAACTGTGATC